TTGTCTGATTCTATCTGCATAACTTAGATATTTAAGCCAAACAAAAAGGCCCCGAAGGGCCTTTTTGAAACGTAAAACGTTTGATTAGCTGAATACTGCGTTGCTGATTGTTACAGTACCTAGGTAGTCTGCTGCATTACCTAGAGAAGATGCTGTGTTTGTCAACTCAACATAACCATAACGTGTCATGAATGACACGACTGGTTCGAATGTTGATGGATCTAAAACAACACCAGAGCTCATTAGAGGAATGTAAGGGCAATAGAATGCCGCTGCATCTGACTCTGAAGAACCTTTGTAACCGATCAACACTTTGTCTGAACCCGAAGTTTCAACTGCAAATGTGTTGACATAAATCTTCATTGCGCCATTTAATGTACCAACAAACTTGGTGTTTGTAGGTGCTTCGAATGAACCTTCTGTTGTTCTTGCGAACGCAGAAGTTGTAGCACTTTGAAGAATTGTTAGAGCTTGTGGAGAAACCACAGCCCAATTACCAGCACCACGACGTGTACGCTGAGCGATTCTGTTTGCTACACGGTTGATTTGAACTGCCATAGCGGCGTGCTCATCACCAACGAATGTTGCTGTACCAGAAACTGCTGACTGGTCGAAGTTTTCGTTGTTGCTAGAACCAGCAAGTGTTGTCAAGCTGCGGATGATTTCTTGGTCGATCTCAGCAGTGATCTCTTGTGCAAGAGCTGCCATGATCTCAGCTTCGATGTCAATGCCTTGTTGGGCTTGTGCATCTTGTGCTGCTTCGAATGTCCAACGAGCTGACAATTTACGTGTCTTAGCTTCGACGGTTTGTTTCAAGATTTGGATGCTTAGTTTGTTACCAGCAACACCTTCTTTTGCTGCTGTAGCATCGGCTTTACCTGGTGCAACACCAGAATAGCCTTCAGCAATCTTGAATGGGCTTAGTGCCTCTTCTCCAGCTGTTGTAGAACCACCTGTGCCGTCGCTGAAAGAATCAGCATAACGAACACGTAGAGTATGGATCTGACCAACTGGGCCTGTCATTGGCTGAACGCCAACTAATTCATTAGCGATGACCGTAGGCATCACACGTCTGATCACAGGTAGGATCACACGATTTAGGGTTGCAACGTTACCGGCGGAAGTTGCACCAGCTGTAGCACTCTCTGCCAAATACTTGCGGGTATTTTCCAGAGTTGCTGCCATAACTGAGCGCTTGTTACCATTTAGGCCTTCTAAGAGTGCCTCTTTGGTTTCCGACCAGCGTGACTCGAGTAGTTGTGACATTATAGTTCTCCTTAAACTTTAAGTCCCGCAAGCCTGCGGATGTCAAATATTTCAGCGGTTCTTTCCTCACCACTGAATTGTTGTGCCTTTTTATCGCCTGTAATTTCTTTAGCCTCTGTTAGTGCTTTCTTCGCCGGTGTACCGCCATTCATTACTGCTGGTAGGTATTTGTCGAAAGCTGCACGTAGCTTTTCAGTTTGAACTGATTCTAGTAATTCGCCCATTACAGAACGCTTATCACCGCCTAGTGGCCCTAACAATTCGCTCATAACTGCCTTGCGAGATGCCATATCCTTTGCGATGCGTAGTTCTGCTTCTTTGCTTTCTACTAGTTTTTCTTTATCTGCAACAATTTTTGCTGCTTCTTCTAATTCCTGTTCTTTTTGTTGAACAATCTTTAGCAGTTTGCTTGTCTCTGATTTCTCATTGAGATGGCTTGCAGCATACTCGCTGGCAAACGATTCAAAAATTCTGCGACCAAAATCATTTCTGCGAGCTGATTCGATGTCTTCTTTCAACTGAGTCATCTCAGACTTCAATCCCTTAGAGACTGTTTCTTCGATGATTTGTGATGAACGAGCGATGAATTCTTTCTTGATAGATTCAAACTTAGCTTTGCTTTCGCGAACCAATTTAACTTTGGTTTCAGCTAGGTCTTTCTTGTCAGCATGGAATTCTGCGATTTCTTTCGCTAGTGTATCCACGATAAAAGATTCATATTTTGCGACATTATCTGCGACGCGGTTGCGGTCTTCGTGTAATTCAGAAAGTTCTTTCTTAAGAGTATGTAAGATAAACGATTCCATTTTAGCGGAGTCATTTTTCATTTTCTTAGAATACTTGGCACGAGCTTCAATCAGGCCTTGACGATCTTCTGCAAGTTCGCCTAGTTCTGCTTGTAGGCGATCTGATAGCATAGCTTCTACAGCTTCTACCATTGCACCTTTGTCATGTTCATATTTCTGAGCGAACTCTTCACGAAGTTCTGCTGTGACTAGATCACGGTTTTCTTGAATTCTGCTTGACCAAGCGGATTCAATTTCCGATTTGATTTCTTCGGAAATCACATTGTTTTCAAACAGTTGTTTTACGATGTCTATCATGTGATTCTCCTACTGTTATTTGAGGCCTGAAATGATTTTTTTCAGACTCTCTGCTAGATACTTCTGTGCCTTTGGATCGCCTTGTACTTCCCTTGCTATTTTAAATGCATTATATCCACCTGTATTATTCATCAAGTGTTCATAAACTGGAGTTGGGTAAGCTCCCGGGGCGGAAGGTTGAGCTACTACGTCAACGGTGATAATTTCAAAGCCTTGAACATTACCACCGCCATCTACTTCGCCTGAGCCTCTGCTTGATACTCCCAACTTCACTCCCGAATCCAACATGGTAGAAACTAAATTCCCCATTGGAGTCGGAAGTATTTTTAGTTTTCCGTAGCCGTTAGGACCATCCATCCACATCTTGGTAATCATATGACTAACACGATCTAGATTGATTTTTAAATCCTGAGGATGATCAACTTCACCTAGCACTGAGTATCCACCAGAGATCTGTTCGTTGAGCGTCTTGACAGCCTTGCCAATTTCTTGAGAAGAATAAACACGCTGGTTTGCATTCCGAATATCGCCTTGGATGCAAATGCCGTTTAAGTGCAGAGTTTTCTTACCGTCCGCACTCTCATCTCGCTCCAGTACAATCTTGGCCTGATCAAAACTCAAATGTTCTGCTAGAGTAGTTTTCACCTTTGTCGAATCCTATTATCTACGACCACGGAAAAGGCTTTGCTTGTTATCAGCGGACTCTTTAGCGCCTGCTTTCTCTGCGCCATGTCCTGGTTCTTTCTTGGTAAAAGCAGATCCTGCTTTGCCGCCTGGAACGTTGATATTACCAGCATTATCTTCTTTTGGTGTACCTTTGAATAGGCTTGATCCGCCTAGTTGTCCACCGCCGGCACCTGCATACTTAGGTGCTTCTTCTTTACCTGTTGCGATATTAGACGCTGTTCCGCCCATATCATTCTTACCTGCAACGATTGATTTAGCATTAGCACCGTTGTCGCCTGCTGTTGGCTTACCAACTTTTTCAACATACTCACGTACTGTTTCTAGATCAAATTCGTCTTTCATTTCTTTGTCGCCGCCCATGTCCATGTCGTCTCCGCCCATGTCGTCGCCGCCAAACTCGCCTTGATCTTCTTCTTCACCTTGAAGTGCATCAAACTTGGCTTGTAGCTCGTCGATGATGTCTCCGAGATCTTGCATGATTTCTTCTTCGGATTGCTCGCCATCTTCTTCTTCGTCGCCGCTTAATTCTGACTCTAGGTCATCGGTAGGATCTCCACCCATGTCGCCCATATCGTCGTCTGCTTCGATTGCGATGTCTTCGAAGTTTTCGTCTACTTCTTCATCTTTTTTCTTGTCTTCATCTTCGTCTTCGCCTTCTTCGTCATCTAGTTCTTCTTCTACTAGACCTTCGTAGATTTCGCGAGACTTAGCTACCACAAATTCGTGGAATAGCTCTTCTGCTTTTTGTTGTTCGTCATTGACCAAATGCTCAAGCATTTGTTCCAAAATCTTATTATTTGCCATGATTTATTCTCCTATAGTGCAAGGCTGTAAGTTATTTAACACGCAGATTACAAACCGGTGTTAAATGGTAGTTTTTTGATCGATTTCGCTAGAATATATAGTATCCTGATATTTTTGATTAAACTCTTTAAAAGTAATATGACTAAGATTAATCAGTGTAGGACCTAGCTTTTCGGGAGTGAATGATCCGGGGACGACCACTCTGTAAAATTTAGTATTCCTAAATTCTTTGATCGTTTTTTCAGTTTGGCTTAACCAATTGCCGTAGTAAGTAGCAGAGTCTCCGCTCTTTTTATAGTTGAACGTGTCTGCATATACATTGTTAAATTTACCATTTAATCCTTCGTAGTCAAAGCCAAATATGTAAATTTCTCGGTGTCCTTGGCTAGCAGCATGCCATAATGCTGTGGGCCCTGAGCTCCATCCTTTGTGAGGACTAAAGAAATTAACATTTACTTTGGTACTGATACCTTTGTTGGGATTGGTCCAAACTTGATGTGTTTTGTGATAGCCCGCTGCGATGATCTCGTTGACCATTTTTACGTCAACTGCTACTAACACATGTGGAGAAAACTCTCTATATTGCGCATTGCAACCATAGACAGTTCCTAATTTTAATAATGCTTCTGGATTTACGTTAAGTCTGCTAGTACCATTTCCGAGTACAAATGCAGTGTCATTATGCTGCTGCTGCTTCTTCACCGGCTGGGGCTCCGTACATTTGTTGTATAAACCCCATTTCAGACTCGCGTTCAGCATCGTGGGCTTCTGTTTGCATTCTCAGTTGATTGATCTGTCTAAGCGTCAATCTTATCTTTCGAGTGTCAGACTTTTCCAAGACAGAGCTGTCCCGTTTGTTATCGTATCTACGATCGTTAACGAAGTCGTTATTCTTATCACTAAACTGAAAAAATTCTATTAGAAGCATAATGTATTTATTACTGAGCTGGAGGTTCTGCCGGAGCTTCTGCGGCTCCTGCTTCTGCGGCTGCTGCCATGTCTGGAGCAGCTTCTGCGTCTTGGCCGGCTACATCGGTGGCCATTCCGCCTGGGGTTATGCCTGCTGATCTCATTTCTGCACCAGCGTCCATCGGAGCTTGTAGCTTGCCTCCGTTTTCTTCTTTCCACATACGTTCGTTTTCTTTGATCTCTTCTTCGCTTAGGCCTAAGAATCTCTTTAGCGCAAAACGTTTGCTGAGATGCGGAATTGCAACTACCTGACTAAATGTTGCTGCGCGGGCAGTATCAAGCTCTGATTGTCGATATGCAGCGAAATTCTGTGGGGTATTAAATTTTAATTCAAATAGGCTAGAATCAATATTAATTCCTTCCCATTGCAGCCATAATTTAAATTCTAGATCAAATGTTTCAACGATCATGCTCTGTAATCGTTTGCAATACTCATTGAATCTTAATTCTTGGATTACTGCTGTTCCAACTTTACCGTCTGCTAGATTATTAGGTTGTTCATCTATAGCTGTAGGAAGATATGAACTAGGAATGCGTAAAGCCCTAAACAATTTGTTAGTAAAATAACGTAAGTCTGTAATCTCACCTAGATTGGTACCACCTGGCAGTGTTTCAACTTTTGAACCGCGGCCTTCTGCAGTCTGCGGAAAGAAGTAATCTTCGTTGACACTCAGTGGATTATATGAAGCGTCTATGACATTAGCTCCGCCACCTGTAGCTGAAGGAATACGTCTTTGTTGGATTTCGTTTTTAACACGTTCGACGAATGCCATAGCCATGTGTGCTGGCATATTACCAACGTCAACATAAAAAATCCTACGTTCCGGAGCACGTTGTATACGATAGATAATGATAGCATCTTCAAGCAATTCTTTTTGCTTGTATACTTTAAAAACACTTTCTAACAGTGAATTACCAAACGGATAGTTATTGTCTAAGCCTTCTGATAATGAAACATGCACAACATTTTTAGCATCTATAGCTATTTCGTTTGTTTGATTGTGAAATCTAGTTCCTGGTGGTTGCGCTGCTGCTCCTACCATACCTCGACCAAATCCACCTCCCGTGGTATAACTGCCAGTGCCACTAGGTGCTGTGTTTGTTGTACCGTGCGGAGTTACAGCTATCATCTCTTTAAAGTTAAAATTAACGTCTTTTATCACATATTGTTCAGGGGTTTTACCTTCACTTTCGTTGACAATAATTTTTGTAACTTTAGCTGCGTCGACAAACAATAATTTTTTATTCTGTGGATCTCTAACAAAGAAACAATCTCCGTACTTAAATGCATTACGCACTATGCGGAAAATTCTAGTTTCAAATTGTTGTTGTTTGCACCACTTCTGCAATGCATCTTTGATTAATTTTACTTCTGTAGCAGTAGGCGTGCCTCTGTAAAATGTATTAAATGGTGTTGCATTCTCTTTATCTTTCTGTGTACAAAACTCTGCAAGGATATCTAAGGCAGCATTAACTTCACTGTCCATATCCATGGTATCGTACTGCATGTATTTCTCAACACGATTTGGACTACCAGCATAAACGTCTGGTAAAAAAGATGAATAATTCGCCCGTGCTGGACCTGGCCGGCCGCGACTACTGCCGCCTGCATTACTGCTGGAAGATCCATTGTTAACTTCTACCGGTGTAAAGTATTTTTTCCAACTCATGCTTTATATAAATTCCCGTTTAGACTTTTAGCAGCTTCATAGGTAGCATAGGTATTAGAAGTAGTGGTAGCTGCGTGTTTTAGTAATTGTGCCATCTTAGTATTTAACTCCGCTAACAGGGTTTCTGCAGATTCTGGTTTTTTGTTTTTCTCTTCTTTGGTTTTGGATTCTGCATCTGCTTTGGTCTTAGCATCTGCATCTGCTTTGGTCTTGGCGTCTGCCTCTGCTTTGGCTTTGACTTCTGCATCTGCTTTAGCTTTGGCTGCTTTTTCTTTAGCTATTACATCCAACGATGCTCCGGCGGCTAATAGATCCTCGGAAGCCTTACCTACTGGTTTAATATTCGCTACTGCCGCTTTGGCTTCCTCTTTGGTTTTAGGAGGCAGTATATCGCTTTGTTGGGCTTGTAATTCTGCACCTAGTAGTTTTGTAGTATCGGTATAGTCTTTGGGAATTTTGGATTCTGCTGCTTTCTTTTTAGCATCTTCTTCTTCTTTTTGTAAGCCGCCCATTTTACCTAGATGAAGTTTTTGCTGTTGAAATTTAGCAGAGTCTTGTTTGACTCCTTCTTTTGCTGCTTTAAGTTTTTGATCCTTTTCTGCTAGTACAGCTTCTAATCTCGCATCTCTAGCTGTTGCGCGGAGAGCTCTTTCTTCATCTCGTTTTTTCTTTTCTTCATCAGATATACCACCTGCCCACTCGGGTATTAGATCTAATATCGTATCAACCAAACCCATAAATTTGTCAGTGAGTAATTCCATTAACGATCGAAATCCTTCTGCACTAAGATACGCTCGTATAGTGCTGATTGATACTTTTACAGCATCACCTACAGCCGAAAATACTTTTGTTAAAAATTCTGATTTGTTTACTACTTCTTTAAACCAATGAACAACAAATGTAACAGCATCAATAAGCATTCCAAAATACGCTCCTAAAAATTCGGCTACGCCTCCGATCGTTTCACCTAAAAATAAGAAATAATCAGTTAGCACAGTAGTGGCATCACTGCCAACACCGAAAGCATCAAACAGTCGTTGGAACGGATCAAACAAACTCATAACTGCTGTCCATATTCCTTCAAAGGCTGTGATAGCTCCCCTAACAATAGAAGACAGCACTGGAAATACAGCATTCATTATACCATCGATAGTTTCAATGGTTCCTGCTAGTCCGCCACCGCCGAGCTTGCTACTAATTAAGTCAATCACTGGTGCTAGCAATATTGTAAATCCAGTCCATACTTTTTGTAGAACTGCTGCTATGATATTAAATGCAGGAACTACCCATGTCATTACAAAATTAGCCAATGTGGAAAACGCACTCATCAATAGATCTAATAGTCCGCTATTTGCCAATGCCATTTGGAAACCGTTGCTGAATTCCGCTAGTTTTTCTTTAGACTTATTCAAGGCTTCCGCCATCTTGTCTGTGTTTTTAGTAGTTGAATCTTGCTGGTCTTCTCCGATTTTGATAGCATCTTCCTGCACTCTACCAAATGCTGCCGCGCTGGCTGCTACACCATGTAAAGATTCATTAGCTGCTGCTGCGGTTTTAATTCTTTTTAAACTTGCTGGACCTTCAACCCTACCGATGTTCATAGTCTGATTCATCTGCTGTTTACTGATAGCCACATTGCTTTGTGTTTGTCTATGTAGATCTGTAAATTGTTTGCCTAATTGAGGAAATTGAGCCAGCAATGCTCGACTGCTTTCATTAGTGGCTGTACCGTTAGCAATCATGTCCTTGGCGAAATTTTGCATTTCTTTAGTAGGCATTGCTTGTATAAGAGTTGATGCTGATGCTTCAACTTCTGGGCCAAGTCCTGCCATAGCAGCTCGGAATTGACCGTCTGCCATTAATTCTTCACGTTCTTTTTCTTTGGCTGCTCTAGACTGGCCTGTAACTTTGGCCAACAGGTCCATTTCTTTAAGATAGCTTTTTGCACCAGCAGCTAATTCTGCGTTAGACTGTGTGCCAGCACGACCCTGTATGCGCATGAGCTTACCGTAATTGGCCAAGCCTTCATTTATTTCTTTTGTGCCAAATCCTAGTGCATATAGATCACTGCCTGTGCTTCTTATGGCTTTTGATACGTTGACAAAGTTTGCAGCTCCTGATTCGACAGTAGCTCCAAATCCCATCATGCCTTCACCATTGGCAGCTATCAAAGCACCAAATTGATCTAATGTCATACCAGCTTTGCTGGCAGAAGCGGCGAAGGCATTAACACTACCGCCAAACTGTGCTCCTGCGCTGGCTGCTGTGGTATATGATTTTAATACGCTTTCAGATGCGGCAGCGACCGCACCCAATACGCCCGATAATAAGCCCCCAACTATAGGTATATGTTTTAATGCTCCGGCCGCCTTAGTTAAACTATCTCCAACATCAGCAAGATCGCTGATTAATTCTGTAGCTTTATTTGCAAGCGCTCCGAACCCAGCTCCTACTATTTTTGCACCTGCCGTTACAGCTTTAAGAGGGGCAAACATTAATCCTAGCCCAGCAGCTAATCCCTTGGCCGCTCCGCCAACGGTTTTACTTGCTCCGCCAAATAATTGAGAAGCTACACCTTTTCCGGCGCCACCGCCACCACCGCCACCACCACCGCCACCGCCACCACCGCCACCACCTCCACCGCCTCCGCCACCACCACCTCCGCCGTCGGTGTTCTTTTGAACACCTTGCATAGCTTTTAGGATTTCTCGTAAGGTAGATTCAGTCGCGGCATTTTTGGCTTCTACGTTGCCAACTCCTGGGATGTCAATGAATACTCCGGCCATCAGTTATTTTTCCTGGGTAAAATGCGCACATAAATACAAGACGCTAATTGTATTTATTGGAGATTAAAATGTCAGATCAGCAAAAAAAACCTAACCCGCTTAGTCAATGGTATAGACAACCTAAAATTTGGATTCAATTTCCGTCAAAAGGTGAATTCTATCCCCCGGGCGCTTTAGATAAAAGTGAAAATGATCAGTATCCAGTATATGCGATGACTGCCAAAGACGAGATGCTGTTTAAGACTCCCGATGCATTGCTTACTGGTCAAAGCACCGTGGAAGTTATTAAAAGCTGTATTCCTGCAATTTTAGATCCATGGAAGATGCCTAGTCTTGATGTAGATGTTGCGTTAATAGCAATCCGTGTAGCTACCTACGGTGATAATATGGAAATTAGTTCTAATTGCCCTAGTTGTCAAGCTGAAAACAATTATGAAGTTAACCTCAGTAATTGGTTAGGAAATATTGGAACATTCGATTATGATCCAGTGATCGATGTCAATCCACTAACTGTACATATTCGTCCATATACGTATCAAGAATTAACTAAAACTAGTTTGAAAACTATGGAACAACAACGTATATTTCAAATTATCAATGATGATACGATCAGCGACGAATCCAAGTTAGAAAAATTTGGTGTCAGTTTTGTTAAACTTACTGAGCTAACTGTAGATGTTATTGCTAGTTGTATCTCTAAAATTGAAACTCCAGATGGCGAAACTACAGATCCAGAACAAATCAAAGAGTTTATTAACAATACCAGCAAAGACATATTTGACAAGATCTCTGAAAGGATCAACGGAATCAAAAAAGAAATCGAATTCAAACCATTGGATGCTAAGTGTACATCGTGTGGTGAAGAATTCTCAATGCCTATAACTATCGACCAATCAAATTTTTTCGCAGTAAGATCTTAAAAATGTCTTTGCCGGAGATCTTACAGGAATCAGAGCAGCTCGATAAAGAGGCAAAGATAATAAAGAAAGAAGTCTTAAAGATGTGTTGGTATATGAGAGGACTTTCTTACAGTGAAGGCATGAATCTAAGTCATGACGAACGAGAAATCGTTGCAGAAATTATCAAAGAAAATTTAGAAACTACTCAAAAAACCGGACTGCCTTTCTTTTAAAGTTTCTTATAGACTTTATTGAGCACATCTTCCTGACCATACGCAAGTGGTTGTTTTTCCAACACATTAAATAACGCAGATTTTAATTGCTTGAGGTCAATACCTGCAAGTGTATCTGGAGTTATTTCATTGGGATCTTTTTCAGGATTGAAAAATGTCTTAACTTTTTTCACACCCTTGTCCCACATATCTCCAAACTCACCTTCATTAACAGGTTGATCTTTGATTATATCGTGTAGTCTCATATTATTTTTTGAAGATACTGATAGCGCCAGATTGTAATCCTTCTGCTACTAATCTAGCTTTATGAATTTTCATCTTTGCTTGGAAAGTTTCTGCAAGTCTATTACCAGTTCTAATAATACTATCCGATGTTGGACCCATTCTGGCTTCACGGTCAGCATCAATTTCTGCTTGACTGGGCGCTGCCTTCTTAGGAACGCGACTTGCTCCACGAGTTCTTTTGCCAGTCCCTGGAACTTCCATAGGAGCAGTTGCAGCCGGTGCTGCTGCCGGTGCCGCCGCTGCCGCTTTATCTTCGGCATCCCAGGCAGCTTGTTTAGCATCTATCGCTTTACCTTGTGGACTAGCTGCAAAGTCTGCTGCGGATTTAACTTGGGCTTGCCCTGCTGCACTAATTGGTTTGCCAGTGTTAGGATCAAAATTGCCAGACGGTGCAGCGTTTGGATTGCCCGGTTTGGCAGTATTTGTTTTACTTACTGGGGCATTTGCCATAGTGTTTGGTTGTGCTGCGCCACCTAATTGTTTTGCCATTGCACCCATTGCTCCAGCACCTCCAGGAGCTGCTCCTGCTGCCGGTTCAGGTGCTGCTACAGACTTCTGTAATAGTTGTAAAATTCTTTGCTTGCCTTTCTTATCTAACTTGTCAATGTTTGCTTTGACTTGAGCATACATTGTTTGTCCAGCTTTTTCAGTGCTAGCTCCTGCTAATCCTTGGGCTGTTTTTTGTAAAGCCTGTGCTGCTACTCCGGTTTGTGCTTTAGCTGGAGCAGTTCCTTTAGGACCTTGTTGATTAATCTGTTGTGTTGTTGGGGGTGTTGCTCCGCCAGTAGGCGGAACTGCGGGTGCTGCTCCGCCACCACCCGATGGCGCTGCTGCTGGTGCCGCTGGTGCCGCTGCTGGCGCTGCTGCTGGATCTTCATCCCCTACATCAACATTAGTCCCTGTGCCAACATTACCAATGTAATCAGTAGCAGCTTGTTTGCCTGCACCAAATGCTTTCTTGATACCGCCATAAGCGCCTGCGACAGCTCCGACCCCTTTTGCAATGCCTCCAGCAACCTTACCAGCAACCTTGCCTACACCTTTAGCTACGCTGCCAATGGCATCTAGTGGGCCTTCTTCTAATTCACGTTGCTCTTGTTCAGTTAAGATTTGATTGATTCTCATGTTATACGGTTCCTAGTTGTTTTTGTAAGTATGCACTAATTCTTTTTTTGCTCTTGCTGTCTAGTTTACTGACATCTGCTTTGATTTGAGCATACAAAGATTCTGGTTTTGCTGCGCCGCCTCCGGCTTTGCGTTTTTCTAATTCAGCTTTGGCTATCTGCACATGTGGATTATCCGGATCAACGGATTTGCTGAGAAATTTTTCCAACTGTTGGTCTGACATCTTGGCAACAGTTAATTTGGTCTGTTCGGGATCACCTTTGCCATAATAGCCTTTATCGCCTGGCCCAGGCGCTGCGCCTGGCGCGGCCGGTGGGGGTGGCAGTTTTAATTCTGCATATACTGTGTCTACTACATCTTTGGCAATACCCTGAGTAGATAAAAATTTTGCCAACTCTTCGGTATCAGTGGGACTACCTGCTTTTTGCCAAGCTGAATTTAATTTGTCAGCGGTAATTTTGGTTGTGAGATTAGTACCTGTGGTACGAAGTTTGTCCATGCCTTTGGCTGCAAGATTTTTTACAAAATCCATCGGACCTTCTTTTAATAATCCCTCTGATATCAACAAATCGTTTCTAGCACATATGCGATTCAATATCATGTAGACCTGCCCTTCGCTGAGTGGTCTTTGTTGTACGTAATAGCTTTCTTTAGGAGCTCCGCCTTCTGGAACAATGGGCTTGCCGTCAACTTTGACGTCGCCAGCAGCCATTTTTCCTGCTATCGATCCTTGAGCAGCAGCAGTGATAATTTTATTAGCAGCTTCGATACCTTTTAGGAACAGATCATTTTCTTGGGCGATGCTTTTGGCAATAAGATTACTAATTTCCATGCCAGCCAAATAATCTTTACGGCTGAAGTTTCTAGAAAAGTCGAGAATTTGATTGAATGCATCTACATCTCCGCCCCTAGCAGCATTAATAGTGGCCTGCATAGTACCAGCAAGATCTTCTGGTACAAACACTGAATATACTCGTTGTTTCATCTGTTGGCCAAAACCTGTCAGTGTTCTTGACACTCCTACATCTAGTTGAACTAATCCGGGCACCTTATCAAACGGCACAACTTCAGCTCTTAGGCCCCCTAGCCAATCACCGATACCATCTAGCATATATCCTGCTATAGCACCATATGCTGCTGTTTTAACACCTTTGCCTACAGCAGTGGATAATTTTTCGCCTTTGATTAATTCAGCAGCGCCACGTAGTACTTGACCAGCAATAGCACCGCCAAGTGGTCCGCCTGCCAATGACGCCAATGCAGTTAACACTCCAATGACCGCGGCACTTTTGCCTGGATTCTCTTTCATCCACGATCCAAGACCTGTTAGCTGCTTGTCTAGATCCGGAAATTTTGCTCCAACCTTGGCCTTGAGTTGTTCAAATTTTTGATCCGCCATCTTAACAGGTGTGGTATCTTGCAGCCACTTACCTACATTATTGACGATCTCGTCAGCTTTCTTAGCAACATCAATGCCTTTGCCTAACCCAGTTCTATTAGATCCGCCTGCTGTTGCGGATTTCTCTATAGAACCGAATAGTTGTTTGATTTGATCAGCAGTAAGGGTAGCTTCAATAAGAGGTATGAATTCATTGTAGATGCCTTCTACAATATGGCGTTGATCTTGTGTTAGTCCATCACAGCTTTCTCTCAAGATAGCTCTTGATTCAGATAGTTGATGTTCTAATAAATGTTGTATGCGCATGATATATTTCTATATAAATCTATATGTTATTTATTGTTATCAACGAGCTTGCGCTCGTTTGCGTTATCGCTTTCGCTCAACGCATTTTTTCTTTTTAGAAAGTATTTAAGTTATGAAAACACGAAGTGTTTAAGTATTATGTAGATTGTTCAATCACACTTAACCCAAGCAAGGGTTAAGAAGCATTATGTGAGTTGCACAATACACTTAGCGTTAAAGCATTTACAGTGGCGGTTGGCCGATACCACGAGCTTAGTCTTAATTTCCAACGGTGGATTAATGTATATACGCTAACATACGCATTAACCTAAGGGTTTTTCTCCCTTCTTTTTGCCTATTTTCTCTTTTCAAACAGCAAAATCGCAGGTCTTAGTAGCGATCGTCATCCAGATGGGTAGTTGCTGAGTACCTTTGCGGCAAGGAATTCCGTCCCTGTGTACACGTAGACCAGGTTTAGAGCGCACGAACTTAGGCCTGCGCAAGCCAAAAACCGCTTTATTTTGCCTTTGATTGTTCTAAAAGACGCTGTCTAAGTATATTTGAACCGCCTACTCTGACGTTTATAATGCCATTATAGTAGTCGTCGGATTCTAAAACCCTACGTTCAAATTGCTCTCTTGCCTCTAGATATGATAGTTCTGCCTTGGATTTGCAAAGATAAATGATTTCTCTTGTGAAGTTTTCCGGACCTAATGCTTGGACGTCTGCGTTTAACCTATCAGATGAACCATAGTATTCACGCCAATCGCTTTCTACTACACTTCTTCTTTTAAGTTTTTTGCCTTTGAGTGGGGGTTTGGTGCGTTTAAACTGTGCTAGTTTCTTGCCTATGTACTTCTGTCCGGTGGTTTTATTCGTGATTATATAAACAAAGCCAATATAGCCTTCTGGTATTTCGTCTATTATTTGATTTTGATACGTCCATTGCACTCATTTAATTACCTTCGGGGGTCTGCCTAACTTGCCTTTTCTGGCTATTTTTCGTGCCTCTCGTTTTTCTTGTATTTCTACTCGCCTGTTACTTGCCTCGTTGCGTATTTCACTTAGCCAATACCTTGCCTTTATGCCTGCTTCGTCGGAATTACTGTATTCAAATCTCGTTTGCCACTTAAAATATTCCTGGAAAGCAGCAATCATTTTATCGTGGCTGTCTGTACTCATTCTATAATTTCTACGTCAGTTGAATAGCTGGTAAATCCGTTCTCTTTAATAACTTTAAGCACGTGATTTACACGACTTGTTAAATCGTCTCGATGACTAATTAAGAAAACATTCTTATTTCTCTCACGAGTCATCTTTTTAAGCACAGCTATACTAGATTCAACCCCGCTAGCATCCATACCGCTGTCTACTAGTTCGTCGATAAACAACAGATTTATAGGCTGATACAGATTTTCCCATACATCTCGGAATGCCCAGCTTAGACTTAGTATCAACCTATTGCGTTCTCCGCGACTCAGGTTGTCAAAGTCTAGGTCTTGACCTAGTTGGGTGATGATAACACTTAGATCATTCTGGAATTCTACAATATGTGGAAGACCAATTTTGTCAAGATAGTAGGTCAGTCGTTGATTTAAGAACGCCAAGTTTTGATCGATGATGCGTTTTCGTACAAAGCTATCTTTATTAGTCAATAGTTTATACAAAAATTCTTGATGATCCTTGACCTTGGTCAAGTTATTCACTGAATCCCAATCAATTTCTTGTACGGCTGTTTTCTTAAGTTCGTCGATTTGTTCGCTGTAGGGGTTTGTTTCTGCATCTTTAACAGCTAGATCTTTTTCAAGTCCGCTTACTGTATTTTTATGATCCAATGCTTCTTCTATGTTTGCATAATGTACTTTAGGACAGTTTCCTAGTTCTCCTATTAACACAATAGAATCTGTGAGAGCAGTTAATTCAGTAGACAGTTCGACTACAGCATTTTGACTATCTTGCACTTGCTGGGCCTTAGCGGTCATCATCGATTCGTGTTTGACATCGTGAATGTCTTGACCACAACTATGGCATTTGTGCTCAGTCAGCAACACCAATTCTTTTTCTAACTTTTCTAATGTGCGTTGTTCTTTTTCTATAGCTGATGTTTGTTTAGCTATTAGATTATTCACACTATCGAGTTCTTTTTTAGTTTTATTCCACTCTGTTAACAGTCGTTGGTTAGTGATTTCTTGGTCGATATCAATATCGCTGAGATAATCGATATTTTTAAGCAGATCCTCGATGGATTTTTCTTTTTGATCTTCCCAGATTTTCTTTTTACGCTCTAATGATTCGATACTCTGCTGTATGCGATCATTAGCAGCTTTGATAGTGTCTATCCTTGTGTTTTCTGTAGAAATAGAATCTTTGGAAAACTTGATTTGTTCTTTAAGAGATTCTGCTTTTTCGCTGAGCAGAGTAATACCTAACAACTGTTCGATGATATTTCGTTGATCAGTAGCCTTCATCGACAAGAAAGGTTCAGTATAGGTATTCAAAGCAACTAGATGTTTGAACATGTCGTGGCTCATACCAAATAGTTCTTCAATGGATTTCTGCGTTTCTCTGCTGTCGCCCTGGCTTTCGTCTTGATCTAAACTGCTCTGGGTCTGTCCGTTAATGCTGAATTTAAGCAGATTGGGTTTACGACCACGTTCGATATGATAGTCGACTCCGCCCTTTTCAAAGCTGACAGTACATAGCATGCCTTTGCTGTTGATCTTGTTAATGAGATTGTCTTTTTTGATATTAGTAAGTGCTTGTCCGTAAATGGCATAACTGAGACCGTTGATGATAGTAGTCTTGCCTGTACCATTGCGAGCTCCGCTGTCATCACCGCCGAGGTCTAAGTTCTCACCTAACACAAGGGTTAATTGTCCCTTATCAAAATCTATAGCCTGGGTTTGATTGCCCACGCTCATAAAATTGCGTACTGTTAAATTCTTAATTTTTATCATAGTTCTCTATAGATCTCCAACAACATACCTTTGTCATAGCTGTCGCTTTCGATGGCATTGATTTGATTCATCACGATAGTATCAACACTTTCAAAATTGATATCTATCGGAGTTAAATTTGAATCTACTTCTACTTTTTCGGGAATCAGCATTAGTTCACGAAGATTGTATTGCGGAATAAACTGTTCTTTGATAAAGTTTGCTTCTTCGAATGTAATAGGCAAGTCTATAGTAACTCGACAATGCATCTTTTCTCGAAGCAGAGCATCTGGCTTATCGATGATCTGACTAAGTTTGAAAGTTCGATATACTGGTTGATCGGTCCAAGTATGATACTCGGGTTTGCCACCCCATTCTAATATCATCATGCCTCGATCGTCATCACCGCTATCTGCATAGTTATGAGGGAAAGCATTACCGATGTAAGTGATGTTGCCTTTGCTTTGGCGTTTATGAAAGTGTCCACTAAACACATACTCTTGATTTACAAAATGATCTCCTTGCAACTGTCCGTGGTCTGGCATCTGTACCATAGCATTCATATAAAACAATGGCAATTCAAAATGTCCAAAGATGTATCTGCTTTTTAATTTAGACACTTCCTTCCACTCATCACCGATTAACCATGGCATGATTGTTACATCTCCTTCGGTCAATGTTTCTCTGATAGGTATGATGTTAGGAAACAGGCGCATAAACTCAACGGAGTTAATCTCTCGCTTGTCTTTGTAGAACAGATCGTGATTGCCTAGAATAAAATATACTTTTTCAAATGATTGGCTAAGCCGTTCTAAATTGCTGACAGTGTAATTCATAGTACTGACATCAGTGGTTGAACGATTGTGG